TGAGTTGACACAGGAAGATATTGAGCTACTAACCCCTAAAATTCAAACTGATGAAACCCTTTAAATTCATAGGCGACATGATACGCTCAGGGTCTGGCGTATCTCACAAAAGAGGGATAGCGGTATTCTTTGCCAGTTTGAGTTGACGGAAGAAGATATTCAGATTTTGAGACCGGAAATAGAAAAATATATTATGTAAAAATTGATATGAGCTATCAAGATATGACACTAAACAGAATATTAACATCTAAGTAAACGTGAATGAAGCGACTACTAAACATCATCGACAAAGATGCAATATGGGATTTTATAAGAGCGAGCATAATAGCAACCATATCAGCAGCTACAGCTTATTTTGAAAGTACCTACACGTTTATTATAGCCTTGTTTGTTGCTTTTGTCGGCAATATACTTGCTGGTTTTGAAGCGGATGAGGTCAAGATAAAGCTAAAGAGGATATTTCCTCCCATCATGCTGTTTCAGAACTTCAGTGGAAACAAGTTTAAAGATAGTTTAGCGGAGTTTGCATTGATACTGATAGTCATTTATACTGTAAAAGGTCTGTTTGAATTAATGAATATTAGTGGTAGCAGCTATATCGCAGTGCAGTCGATGATGGGTATAGCTATCTATGTTTATTTGAGAAATTCATTACGAAACTTAAAAACAGCATATCCAAAGATATTATTTTTCAAAATACTATATGCTTTAGTTGCCCTGAAGTTTAAGGACTTTTTCGGAGAAGAAGTGTCCAACATAGTTAATGAGGAGGAAGAGAAAAATGGAAAGAAAAGAAATCATAGAAAAACTAAGTAAATACTTCGACATACAGGAGTTAGTTTGCAAGCATACCTATGATAGATTTAAAAACCTATCATGGCAGTTTCTCGATACGGAGATACTTCATACCGTTCTTGTTTTAAGAGAGGATATTCTAAAGGTTGGAATGGTATGTAACGACTACAAGTTTGGTGGCAAGAACACTCAAAGGGGTTTGAGGTGCAATATATGTCCTCTGTGCAAAGAAAAGACGTTGAAGAATCAAATATATCTGACAGCTCATGCCAACGGTGCAGGGATGGATTTTGTATTTGGTGCTAATTCGGGAATGACAGCGGCTAAAGCAAGGGGGCTAATTAAACAAAACTCTCATCTATTGCCATACAATGTAAGGATTGAAAAAGATGTTACGTGGTTACATATTGATTGTTACGATACCGGACAAAAAGTAAATGAATTTAACGGATAGAATTATGAAAATAATCAAAATAATAACAGAATGGATAAGTAAGCACTTGGTATATATACTTGGTGCTATTATTCTTTTTTTGACAGTATCCGCTATTATAACCAAATGTAATGATGATATTGATGATACTATCGACCAGGTTGATGTAAATAAGCTCAGACGTCATTTAATTGATAGCATAGCCACGGAAGCACATAAAAGGTATATTGTATCCATTGACAGTATAAATGCGCTTAGAGAGGCTCAAATCAAGTCTAAAGACAAACAGATTGTTTCACTTGATAAAGAGAATAAAAAATTACGCAAACAGCTTGAAGATATTTATAATGATAATGATACTATAAATCTTGAAACTTGTTTAGAAATAGTGGATATTCAGCAGGATATTATAAGTAACAGGGATTCAGTTATTGATATACAGACAGGGCAAATATCTCTTCATCGCCTTACGATAGCAGACCTTAATATCAAGTATGATAAGCAGCTTAGTGAAACAAACAGGATTAAAGGTATGTATAGTGGTTGTGAGGATGATGTATTGTTATTACAAAAGAAACTTGAACAGCAGAACACGTGGTGGAAGAAGAATGAGAAATGGATATATCTCGGTGTAGGAGTAATAGGAACGGCAATACTGGTAAAATAAATGGCGCATGTAAAGCTTACATATTTAGGTGATATATTAAAACTGCATCCTCAGTGGATACCTGATTTTAATAAGTCGTGTTTAACAAGGGATTTTGTTGACACTAAACGTTTTTCACCTGTAGTATATAATGCTGATGAAGCTATGCCTGAAAGAGACCATCCTGAATATGAAGCATGGTGGATAGAACAGTACAGGAGATGTATCAAGGGCTATGTTGTTCCCAAAGCAACACGTAGAGGACATACTATATGGATACCAGGCAGAATGTATTTCTATCTTAACTTCTGGATTATATTTGCTAAGCTTGATGATTCTGACAGAAAAGAAAAACGTAATCCAAAATTTACTTCTTTGGATTATTTCAAGTTCATGGTTCTTGAAATGATGTTTTATTTTAAGAAAGACAATATCTTTCCTAAATCCAGACAAAAAGGGTTCAGCGAGTACGGTGCTGCTAATATAGCATATAACTTTATATTTCTACCGTCATCAGTATCGGTTATAGTAGCAGGACAGGGCGACTATGCTGAAAAGACAATGCAGAACGTTATTACCGGGTTAAATAATCTTGGTGACAGCGAGTTCTATAAAAGAAGAAAACCAGATAGAGCAGACTATATCAAAGCGACATATACTGAGCAATGGGAAGATGAGGAGACAGGAGAAAAACGGACACTGTATAAAGGTTATGGTAGCGAGGTCTATTGTATAACAGCGAAAGATAACACGCAGGCAGTATCACGTCTTTCTCCTTTCTTTGTGTTATACGAAGAGATTGGTAAATGGAAAAAGGGAACTCTCACAGAAACGTCAGAGTTCGTTAAGCCGTCATTATTTGCAGAGGGTGTTAAGACAGGTTATCAAATGTATATCGGGACCGGTGGTGACATGGATGAATCTGTTGCTGACGTGCAAAAGATGTCATACAATCCAGCATCATTCGGATTGTTGGAGTTTGATAATATATGGGAAGAAAATAATTTTAGAGGATCTGAAAAAGTAGGAGCGTTTGTTCCATCATATGAATTTGAAATTATTGATAAGGATGGCAATTCGCTCATAGAAGAGAGTATAGTGGCAATTAATGCAGACCTGTCAACTAAAAACGCTACTGAAAGATACCGTGCTATAACACAAAAGCCATTTTATCTGTCACAGATGTTTATGATAACATCAGGAAGTTTCTTGGGTGAAACAGCAATGCAGAAACTCAATGACAGGAAGAGATGGATATTAAACAATAAAGATGAACAGATAGCTTTTAATGCACGTCTTGATTGGGTAGATCCATTTGACTGGTCAAAAGGTGTTGTATGTAATCCGGATGAAGAAGGTCGTTTTGTTATACAGCAAAGACCGGAAAAAGATGCTCGCGGTGATGTATGGGTAAATCTTTATAATGCCGCTACAGACAGTTATGATAAGGATGAAAGTAATTCAAGTTCCTCACAAGGTAGTTGTACCATATTCAAGAAAGTACTTGATTCAAGCCATACATATAAACACTGGGTAGCAAGGGTAACGGAACGACCTACAGAAGAAGAAGGTGGTTCTTATGCTTTCTATGAAGATACTATCAAGCTGTGTTTGTACTATGGTGAATGTCAAAACCTGATTGAGTATTCCAATGTGTTGATATTTGACTATTATAAAAGGCGTGGTTACGAGTTCTTACTTAAAGAGAGACCTGCTATGGTTATAAGCCAATATGTCAAGGATGGGCAGGCAAGCCAGCGATACGGTATCGAGCAATCATTCATTCCTCATTCACTTAACATGTGGCGTGACTTTATCAAACAGGATGATTATGCCGTGATAGATAAGATGTATGATTTGGAAATGATAGAAGCGTTTGCCAAGTTCAGAAAAGATAAGAATTATAACTGTGACATAACAATATCATGCGCATTAAATGTAGCATCAGACATAGAAGATCAGGAAATAGCAGTATATTCGCAGTCAGATGAAGATGAGGAAGGTGATTATGGTGCTTACGTGGAAGATAATTATGGTAATATAAAATATCAAATAGCAGGTTAATATGCGAAAAGAACTATTATATAGCAACAATGCCGGTGAAGCGGACATAAAAGAATATACCAGGGATATTATATCTCAGGCATCATCTTCATTTGAAAATGATAAGATTAAAGATAAGATGTGTTGGGATATCTATACCGGTGTTCATAACAATTCTAAATTCAATTATCTCACAAAAGTTGAAGGCTTTTCATATCCGGCACGTTTCAGGAACATAGGTAACGAGATAGTACGCAGTAAACTTAATCTTCTTGAATCAAAACAGATGCGGAGGATATTTCGTTTTCGTGCTGTTGCCATGGATGAAAGGACATTGAAGAAGAAATTCGAGAAACGTATTGAATCGTATCTTAAAGCCGTTGACTCTATCTATGAAGAACATTCAGCCGTTCTTGATGCACAGATACAGATGGTACAGGATAAGTTGAATGACCTTATGCAGCAGCTTAACGTGCAACCTGAAAATGAAGAGATGGCTATGCAGTTGCAACAGTTACGTGCTAACTTACCATTGATACGTTTGGAATACGATAAGATAATCCGGGCATTGTCAAGAGAAAAAATCAATTCAGATGAGTTACGTCAGAAGATAGATTACTTCCTTATGCATTCCGATGTGGAGATTATGGAACAGATAGCCAACGCATCATTAAAGAGTGCCATACAGACAGAAGATTTGTATGACCATTGGCATATAGGATTCAAAGAAAAGATTGTTACAGGAAAACCTACATACGTTGTTTACTATGATGAGCGAAGAGAAGATGTTATCTTTAAACGTATAGAAGCGAGACGTGCTTATTATAACAGGGGTGGTAACAATAAATGGACACAGAACGGTGAATGGTGTGCTGTTGAAGAGTACATGTCATTATCACAAATATACAGCGAGTTTGAGCTTACAGACAACGAACGTACTATATTGAGTATGTACCAGACAGGGGATTATGCCAATCTTCGTAACTATACAGGAAACACGGCATATTTCGATCCATCAGAAAACCTGCATTCAACACATGATGCCATATCAGTATGGAGGGTATGGTTCTTACTGCCAAGGGAAGTGCATTTCAAAAAGTCACCCAATAAACACAGACCCGGTGAATACTATTATAACCTTACAGAAAAAGACGCCAAATTAAAAAAAGGTGAAACCAAAGAACGAGTATTATTATATGACCAATATGCATGTACCGTTATCGGTAATATAGTTCATATCAATCATGGCAAGCAGAGCGCTGTTTTCAGACCCAAGGACACACCCGGGCTACCATCCCTGCCGTTAGTATCAAGAACATATAATGGAACATCTGAGAAGCCTTATTCGCTTATTTACAGGGTACGTGAACTTATCGAGTTATATGATATCGTTAATTACAAGAAAGAGCTTACCATAGCCCTTGCAGGTGTTAGGGGTATGATAATGGATAAATCACAGAAGCCCGATGATATGTCCGTTAATAAGTGGATGTATCTTCGTAAGATGGGTACTATGTGGATCGAGACTATAAAGAAAGGTCGTAAAGTTCCTGCAACGTATAACCAGTTTCAGAATTATGATGATACATTATCACAAAGTATTCAGTATATTGACAGTGTTCTTGCAGGTATAGAGGCGTTAATAGGAAAACTAATGGGTATTACACCTCCGGCAGAGGGACAATTTGAATCAAAAGACCCTGTTGAAAATGTAAGGATGTCTAATGAACAGTCGGCACTGATAACAGAAATGCAGTATTCAGAAAATGATGCCGTATTTAATAAAGCGCTTGAATTATATCTTAACCTGAAAATACAGTTTGTATGGAAGAAAGGTAAAGTTATCAACTACTTTAATCCGGACTTGGAAGAGATACTTGTACAGATACCGGATAACTTTTTAGATGCATCAGATTTCAGGGTGTTTACTCATAACAACATCAAAGAAGATACACGTCTTGAAGAGTTAAGGGAAGTTGCCGTTAATGCATGGTCACGAACAGAACTACCTTTGGATTCTCTTGTTTCTATTTATAAGGTAGAAGATATTAATGAACT